CTGTAAGGATTACAGGATAAGATGACCAAGCTATATACTATTGAAATGTTAATTATTATCAATTCAATATATATATAACGAGGTCCCGGACTAGCAAAGTCGGTGTTGTGGCTAAGACCACTGCTGATTAAAGATGCTATCCCCCCAAAGACGCGACTGGTACTATTGGATCGGCTATTGCCCATCATCAATAGTAGAGTCTTCTTTGAAACTTTCCTGCTCGTTAATAGCTGACATTTCGTCTTCTGTTAACTCGCTAGTTAGTAACAATTGTCTTTGCTGTTCTATTTGAAACAAAAGTTTCTTTAGATCAGAATTTAATCTTATGTGAGTAATTATCTTAGTAATTGCTCCCTTGTGGGGTGTAACATTTGTTATAGTATCCGGTGTGAGTGGAGTGAAATCCGCTCAGTTAACCTTTCTTGGATAGAAATCCTTGATCGATTGCTCTGCGTTTTTAACAACACCATACTGTATATTATTCAAATGTCTCACGCACATGGATAAGACCTCAATAAAGGGATGGTAGGTGCCTTTTCGGACCTTCCATTGCTTGAATGGGGCTCCGTTCATGAACTTATTTAAAGACTTGACGGATTCAACGATATTCTTATGAACCCGTTCTACACTTATGTGTATTGCGTATTCTCAGAATAACCGTTTGATCTCCTCTTTCCTCGATGAACAATTCAAAGAGAATTGAGGGTATCATTTATGAATCTTCCAAAATAGGTTTTTATCCCAATCAGGTTCGTCTGTATTAATTCTATTGTAGAATTCGTACGACTTACTAGAAAGGTATTCTAACTTTCTTTTGTGTCTAATGCCAAGTGCTTTAAATATCTTCAGTGAAAGTTTCTTAAAATTGATGTGCTCACAATCCCAACCTTTCCAAGATTGCTGTCTAAACACTTCTGAAATCATTCAGTATTGTTTATTCGCTTTCTCAAGATCGGCTAGTGGAAAGTGGCTGTAGTCAATTTTATCGATATACAGTTTCTTAGCAAACTCTCAGCCTCTTGTGGATATAACAGACTTAGTGTCTTGTTTCTCCATACCAAACTCTTTTAGAAGGGTTTCGTAAGCAAGGGCTGACTGCTGTCCCTTGATAACAATGTCATCTCCTAGGAGATAATATTGTACATCATATCCGACTCTCAGGCTACATATATGTAGCATGAAGTGGTGCGCTAACGAAAAGGAAGGGAAAGAGCTATAGGCTCCCATAGGTTGTCCGTTTGTGTAAAACAAACTTACTCCCCATGGTGTCTCAAACTCCCAACCAACCATGACGTTAGTTCAGGCAGCGGCGACTTCTTTGCCAAAGATACATTCCATAATTTTGGTTTGTATTCTCATTGGTAATAGGTCTGAGCAAGCTTTGAGATCCCATGAATAGAAAGTTTCTCCATTTAGGTCATTAAACTTTTTATCGTTTAATAACTTATGTTGGTCGAACATACTATCCTGGGGGAAAGTTGATAGCATATTAGCTAAACAATCATGTATTGGTTTCAGAACCAATTGTGATCAATAGTCAAATATTGCCACGACACGGGACTTAAGCTCTTTGTCAGGTACCTGGGCTATACGTCTGAAAACAGATGTATTCCTGGTTGCCGACGCAAAGTCTAAGTTTTCGTGCATCTCTCCTGTATCTTCACTTCTTATCTTCTGCATAACCTCGATGATGTCTTCTCCTCCCTCCATAATACTTAGTAATATGGTTAGGTTGTTGAATAATTCATCTGGTAGGGCTTTGGCTTCCTTAAGAACAGAAGTCATTGCCGGTCCCATTGGGCCTGCAGAGTGGCGAATGAACGGTTTCACCTCCATTGGTGTTCTTCTTAGATTATACTTTTCTACAAAGCTTTCAAATGTTGCGTCCGCAGGGATTATAATATCCCGGGTTGCCATTTGAACCGTTGAGTAGTCTGGTATTACGGGCTTTCTAATCATTCTACCCATATATAATATAGATAGAAGAATTTTGATTGCACCGCGCTCTTTCGACCTCAATAATGGTATTCAAGGCCCTAAAACTTTAGGGATATTGTCTACTGTTAAAGATACGTCAGAGCGATCTATCAGAACATCACCCGCAAGGTATTTGATAGTCAAATTTCTAAGTCGTTTCATTCTAGATATATAAAGTGTTAAACCTTTATATTTCACGAACTTAACGGCATAGTCCTTTGAGTATTTAATAACACTCGCAAGGTCTAAGTCAGGAAAATACTCTTTAGCAATAATACCAATTAGGTCGAAACCAGTCATTAGCACTTTAAAGTGTTTCTGATCAATTAAGATCTTCTTATGTATTAAAGTTGGGTGTATTTTCTTAATAATATTACTTTTATTAGTCATATTATACTTACGATCTGTGGGGGAGCAGTATGAACTCCATAAATTCATACCGGTGGTTCCGATTCTTTGGAACCTTCTCAACCTTTTATCTCTAAAAGGTCA